CCCGCCTCGGTGAACGTGACTTCCTCGAACAGGATGCGGCCGGGCTGTCCGACCACACCACCGCTGATGACGGGCATGGCTCAGATCACCTCTCCGTCTAGATTCCGGTGACGGTCGCGGCCGCCTTCGGCCGATAATGGAACGCCCCGAAGCGGCGCACGAGCGAGAGGGCGAGCTTCCCTTCGGTGAAGTAGGTCGAATGCTCGGTCGAGACTTCGACGACCACGCCGCCGTTCTCGAAGATCGTCGTGAACGAGGTGTCCGCGACGCCTCCGGTGCCCTCGCTCAGGCCCGTGGAAATGACGACGGGCAGGCCCCAGATCCGCATCGGGCCGGACTCGGTCGGATTGCCGAGGATGTAGACGCCGTCCGTGGTCCGGGTCAGGCGGATGCCCTCCCAGTCGTTGGGGTGGAAGACCGCGAGGTTGGGGTTGGCGTCGCCGGTCACCGCGACCAGCGTGATGGCCTTGTGGACGGCGTCGAAGACGGGGTCCGTGCCCTTGGCCTGCGTCTGGAAGCCGGTGCGGGTGAACACGCCCCACGGGACCGGCGTCGTGCCCGAGCCCGCGAGGATGTACGTGTTCGAGATCTTCTGGAGGCGCTTGGCGAGCATGCCGGTGATGACCGACTGCATCTGCGGCTCGTCGGAGAGCAGGTTGCGGCTGATCGGGATCCAGGTCCGGATGTCCTCGACCTCGTCGGTCGTCTTCGTCCAGGCGAACGCCGACTCGGTCGCGGCCGTGTTCTCGGCCTTGGCGGCGGCGTTGTCGGTGTCGGTCGTCTGGATGTAGCCCGTGATCGAGTCGGAGCTCACCACGCCGTGGGGGAAGAACGGCTCGACGTCGCCGAAGAACAGCGCCGACTCGGCCCGGCCGACCCCCGTCGCCAGCGTGTCGTAGCTCGTCGTGAGGTCGACGATGGTCTTGAGGTTCGCGCCGATGCTGAACCGGATCGGCGCATCGCCCTCCTTGTAGTTCCGGATCGCGGGGCCGTGCTTCTCGAACGCCGACTTGAACTCGGCGTTGAGCTGCGCCTTGGTCTCGATGGCGACGTCCTTGACCTCGGGCTCGCCGCCGTCCTTGACGACGCGACCCTGCGGACCGAGCTTCGATTCGACGACGGCGGCCGACTTCTCGACCTCGAGCGCCGTCTCGTGCTCAACAGCGAGGGCATCAAGCTCCTCGTTGCGCTTGCGGAACTCGGCGACCTGATCGCCGGTCATGCTGTAGCCGCCGTCGGCGGCCTTGAACTGGGTGAGCCAGACGCCGTGCTCCTGCTGCTTGCGCGTCAGGTCGGCGCCGAGCGCGGTTGCGCTGGGCATGGGGGTGTTCTCCACATGGAAAAGCCCCGGTTCGTTCCGGGGCTTGGGGGGCTGTGCCGGGTGAGGGCTAGATCGGAACGCCGAGGCGCGCGGCCTCCGCCATCAGGACCTCGACCGTCATGTCGAAGCTCTTGGGCGGCGGCTCCGCCGCAGCGATCAGGTCACGGGCCGCAGCGAGTTGCGCGTCGAGCGACTCGACGAGATCCTCGATCGCGGCGCGGTCGGCGCGGGAGAGCTTTCGCCCTTCCGACGCCCGCGACGCGGCGTGGCCCTTGAACCGATCGATGAGCGCCGGCAGGCCCTCGGAGTACCAGAGGAGCTGTTCGGCATACGGCGCATCGGATGCCGGCGCGCCGCTCTTGATCGCGAGGGTGGTGGTGCCGACTCCGGCACCTTTCAGGACAGGGGAGACTTCGTACACGTCGAGCTTGCGGAGCTCGCGCACCCGCTTGCCTTCGAACGTGCCAGGACCCGACGGGGGGAGGGGCTTATAGCCGTAGCTCCACTCCTGGAGGTCGGCCATTGCCTTCGTCGTGTGATAGGCGTTGCGGCCCTGATCGGTCTCCATGAAGTAGGAGCCGTCGAAGATGCCGAGATCGCCGCGCTCGCCGATCAGGCCCTTGCCGGTCGGCAGCGCGCCGTCCCAGGACGTGTGACCGTAGGCGGACATCGGGACGGCCTTACCGACGGGCAGTGCGCCGGCGAACGTCACGTCGCCATCGGCGTCAATGACGTTGAACCGACTGAACGCGACGGTGACCTCCCCGGTCTCGGAGAGCTTGAACTCGTGCGGCGTGAATGACTTGCGGGCGATGGTCATGGCGGTCTCCTGGATTACCGGGGGGACTCGGCGGTCATGGAATGTCCTCGAACGGCAGGGCTTGTGAACCCTGGACCGTCGCGGGCAGGAAGCCCGTGTGCGGGACGGCCGGCAGGTTGAGGGCGATGAGCGTCTGTACCGGGTCGTACCCGGCGCGCACGAGGGCGCCCGCGAGCAGCCCGCGCTGGTTGGCGCTCATGCCGGATTCGTCGTATGTCGAGAGCGGCGCCGAGTTCAGCGGGATGAGCAGACCGGCGGCCTCCTCCGCCGTGAGGGGGTTGCGGTTCTCCAACTCGCGGAGCTCGTCGGCGGTGGCGAGGCCGTTGAGGCGCAGCTTGACCTCGGACTCGATCCGTTCGGCGAGCCTGCCGCGCAGCTGGGCGTCGAGCAGGTGCTCGGCGTAGAACCGCGGGTCGGCGATGATGTCCTTGCCGATCTGCTGCTCGATCCGCTTGGCCGGCGGCCCCAACGTGCCCACGACGTAGTCGATGTTCGATTCCTCGATGTTCGTGAAGTGGGCGTTCTCGAGGTCCGACAGCTTGTGGGGTGGGAGGCGGAGGCCCTGCGCAACCTCGATCGTGCTGAACTTCCGGGAGTCGAGGTACTGCGCATCCTCGGGCGAAAAGCCGGTGTGCTCGATCTCCATGCCCTCGTCGAGGACGGCCGTCCGCTGGGCGTTGGTGAGCCCCGTGTGGGCCTCGTCCCAGCTCTCGGCGATGTTCTTCTTCGCCGCCGGCGAGAGCTGCTGCGGATGCTTGATCGTGACGCCGGGGCGGGCGTCGTTCGCCAGCGTCCGCAGGCCGTACTCGGCCGCGACGATGGCCGACTCCAAGGCTCGCCGCATGAGCGTCACGCGGCTATAGCCGATCAGGCCATCGAAGCCCCAGCCGGGGACGTGGAAGACGTTGCGGGCCGGCAGGATGAGGCCCTGACCCGACGGCAGGCGGTACCTGTACACCCGCTGGCCCGTCTCGGTGTCCAACTGGACGGTCATCTTGTCCGGTCGGAGCGGCCACAGCCGGACCGCGACGCCGTTGCCGTTCAACTCTTTCTCGGCGTACCAGTTGCCCCACGAATAGAGGTGCCCGATGCCCGTCTCGCGGAAGACCATCGAGGTCATCTCGGGGTTCGGCGAGTCGTGGAGCATGGCGTACTGCGGGTGATCGGGTGCCCGGCGCTTGCCCTTCTCGAGCCGCTCGTAGGTGATGAGCGGCAGGCTGGCGAGATCCTCGGCGATGAGCCGGATGCCGGCGGTGAAGGCCGAGACGCCCATCGCGGTCGAGTAGTTGACCGTCGTCGCGATCGAGTCGTTGGGGACGTGGCCGTAGGGCGGAGCCCAGCCGAGGGCGGGATAGCCGACGGCGGCCTTGGCGGCGGCCTTGGCAAAGAGGCCCATCTACCGGCCCCTGAGCATGATCCTGATGCTCGTCCAGATCGGCGTCAGCGGCAGGATCAGCGCGCCGGTAACCGCGAACGCGGCACTGGGCAACGTCAGCCCGACGAAGATGAAGCCCAGCGAGACGAGCGTGAGGACGTCGCTGAAGTCGAACGCCCGGGCCGCTCGCAGGAGCGTGGTGTAGAGGCGGAGCCGGGCGTCAAAGCGGCGGGCTGACGGGGAGGGGGTCATCGGGGCTCCTAGCGGGAGGCGAAGGTCAGACGCTCGGTCTCATAGGCCGACACGAACACCGGATCTGGACGCGCCGCGGCGAAGGAATGGGCCATCGCTGCGGCGATCAGGGCATCAATGACACGGCGTTCCTGCTCCGGACCCAGTCGAGACTGGTGCGGCCGATCAAATCGAGCATCACCGAAGGGCAGAATCCGAGCGATTGCATTAAGTGCGTGCGTGGTCAGCCCTGGGTCATTGCTATGCTTGAGCCAGCCATTGCGCAGGGCTTCCATGAAGCGGTCGTAGTCCTCGACCGCCCACTGGTTCGTCTGCGTCCGGTCAATGACGACCGCTCCGATCTCCGTCTCGAGCCATCGCGCGAGCTGCTCGGCTCTGGACATATCCATGACCACGGTGTGAATCGGGTTGCGCTCATGGATGCGGCGGATGGCGGCCTCCACGAGCTCGGGGTCGAGCGACTGGCCATTCCGGGGTGGAACGAGAATCGATGCCGGACCAAAGAGGCGGTACCCGTCATCTCGCCACCACAGCGGCACGGCCGCGGTCGTGTCCCACTTCCAGGCTACGTCGAGCCCGAGGTAGATCGAGACGCCCGGTGGGATCGTCTCGGTCGTTCGCGCGGCGTACCACTCGGCTTCGGTGATCGCGGCGTCCTCGGCCCGCGTCGGCAGGTTGCACACGAACCGGCGCCAATGTGCGAGGGTCATCGTCGGACTGGCCCGCTTCGCGGCCAGCATCGGGATTGTGATGGCCTTCAGCGGGTTGGCCGACTTGACGACCTTGAGATCCTCGACGTCCCCGCCTTCAGGAACGGCCCACTCGTGGAGAATCAGCCGCGGCGACGCGGCACGGGTGAACGGTCCGTCAATCGAGAGATCCGTCGCCTCCCGGCGGATGCGTTCGAGAGTCGCTTCAAACTCCGATCCCGGCTCGCCCCGGGTCGAGATGGCCGCGAGCTGCCCGCCGCGCTTGATGAGTTTGCCGCGCCACGTCCGATACAGGCGGAGATCCCGATGGCGGTGGAGTTCGTCGAGCAGCGCGAGCGTCGGGATCGCGCCGTCGCCAGTTCGATCATCCGCAGCCATGATCTGAATGCGCGAGAGTGTCTGCTCGAACCGGATACGGCGGTAGCCGGGATGGAGCTTGAAGCCTCGCAGGTCCGAGCGGATGATGAAGCCATCGGCCTGGTCGTACAGGATGCCAACCTGGTCCCGGCTCGATGCGGCAATCGGGACGTTGGCTGAACGTGTGTGCTCGATGTGGTACAGGGCGAGGCCCGCGAACAGTGTCGTCTTGGCGTTGCCCTCGGGGATGATGAGCCAGCACTCCGGCACGCCCGAGAACAGGTCTTCGAGGAACGCCTCCTGGAAGTCCTCGGTGTCCCACTGGCTCCCGTTGTCGAGCTCTAGCCGGCGCGCCCACCGACGGAAGTGCGCGACCGTGAACGGCTGGAGGGCTTTGGCACGGGACGAAACTCGCGGAACGGGTCCCGCTGCGGCGATGGCGCGGTCGATGGCATCCGGCGCGCTAGTTCGGCCTTGAGATGGCGGACTTCCTCCTCCAGCGCGGCGATGCGGCGTTGCGCGACTACCAGCGGGGTGGCGTCGCGCTCGGCTTTTGGGGCAGGCGGCTCCGAGTCGAGCCGGTGGCGCTCGCGGTAGCGGGCCTGTCGTTCAGCGTTACTCAGCGCCATGTAACGGTAGTCCCTTCGTTACGCGGTCCGTTACTGTCACCCGCGAAAAGG